GAATGTACTTAGGAAATTTGAAGTAAGGATGAGTCTTATCGACACGAACGTATCGATTACGTTTGTGCGTAGACTTAATAAACCCGATAAAGTGACGTGGGTTTTCGGCGGCAAATTGGTCAAGAGTGCCAGCAAAAAGAATTGATGGTACAAATTGATAAGTAGTAACAAAGCCGGTATTGTTAAACATCGTAGCGTTAAGATAAGTAGTTAACGAACGGTAAATAGGACGAAAGACTTGAGCATCTTGATGAAAGTTTTGCGTGTTGTAAAGGTCCTGTACATCATTGTTGTTGTAATCCTGGTTCCAAGTTTGACCATCATTCGTATAAAACGAAAAGCACAGATTAACAAGTGCATTAGGAACCAGAAAAGCAATTTCAGCAGGTGGTGGAGTAATATTGGCAACGATGCCAGCAACGATGCCATAAACTTGATTTTGCATTTTAACATTGCGCCATTCGAGAAGCACTTGTGAACGTGCATCATTAGTTGGAATACCAAGAAAACCTGGTACAGCAGAAGGTGGATGTAAACACTTCTGGATAAAAGCGCGTGCAGGATCAACCGTGCGGGTTTGAGTCTGCACTTCATTGTCGTTTTGGAGTTGACCAAATAAATCTGGATCAACTGGATTTTGTGTAGCTTCCATACGTAAGCGTGTGAAAAATTTACTAAAATAAACACATAGGTAGAAGAGTGTTTAAATAACCCAAATGAATGATGATAAAAGGGAAAGTTGGTAAACCTGAGAGAATGGTTTGAAAGAGTTTTCCTTCTCTTAACGTTAATTTATGTTGATACGACTGGCATGGTGACATTCTGTAAATCAGAATATTTAATGTCACCAGCATTACATAAAAAGTCGAATAAAATGGAGCACATAGTGAAATTAACGTTGTGCTTGCAGTAAAATTGTGCAGTAGCGTAACAGCCAAAGTTCTTTTGATATTCATTCTTAACAACTGCACAACGAGATGCTGTTGAAATTTTCGTTTCATCGAAGTGACCTTGAGAACGATAAGTTTTGCCAATAAACTTACAAGTGAAACGAACAACGTCAGGAAATAGACCAATAGGTGTAAGTATGTAACCTGCAAAATCACCAATTGGTCCAGTATGGTTCTTAATAACGTGACCAGTAGTAGATAAGAAAGCATGACCTGTAACACTAGTTATGGAACGACGACAATTGATTGCAGAGTCATCACCTTTAAAAAGTGATAT